CATTCAATACTATATTTCTTCCAGGTATATCTTCTACATAAAGCCTAACATAAGCAGGATTTTCTGAATAATTACCAGATGTATCTTTTGCTTTAATCCAATAAGTAGAATCACCAAAAGGAAAGTTAAGTAATGTATATTTATTTGCTTTAGTTACAAATATTACAGCCCCATTTTCCCAAGTAGAACCTTTTCTTACTTCATAATAATCTAAATCAGCATCTGAGACATGAGACCAACTAAATTCTAATCTATCATTACTTTGTATAACAACAAAATTAGAAACATCTTCAGGTGGGGTAGATTTACCATAAAATGTTATAGACACTTTTGGGGCAGTAACTAAATCTGATTCATGCCCTAATGTTGATACACCTGTAATTTTAAAATAATAAGTATCTCCAGGAGTTAAATCTTCTGTAACAAGAAAATTAGAATTTTTTGTTGAACCTATTAAGTAATATCCTTCATCACTACCATCTGCTCTATAAATTCTTATTTCCTCAAAGGATGTATCTCTTGGTTTTGTAAATGTTAAATTTATACCGACATCAACAGTACCATCTTTTCTAATGAACACTTTTTCTTCTGCAGATAAGTTTTGAGGAACGAGAACAGTAGCAGAATATGTGTAATTAGTATAAGCGCAAGGCAATTGATATGTATCATTATAAACATTCGCATTATACTCAATTGCTTGTAAATTAAACTTATCTACTCCAACGCGTTGAATTGACAAAACTCTAAAAGGTTTTGAAGTAACATCAACTTCACCAAATACCCATAAATCTCCTGTAGAAGAAATAGAAGAAAAATCTGAATCTACATATAATCTTGTTACATTAGTAGCAGGAGAATTTATAACATTTTTAGTTTCAATAGTATCTGTATCGGAGTATCTTATTTTTAATTGATAAGATTTTCCAGAAACAATATCTATTTCATTATCTATTTCTATCCAATTATTACCTGCATTTAGAATTCTACCACCTTGCCCCCATTGAGGAACATCATGTTGAACCAATATAACATCACCAGGAGAACAAGATAAAGCATCTAAAGGAGCAGTAAAAGAAATAGCCCGTGTACAATATCTAGCAAATCTTAAAGCATATACAGCATTTCTCATTATAATATTCTTATCAACAACCCCTATAAAATCTAATTTTGTTTCTCTTTCAGGATCTTCATTAATCAATAAAGATTCAAAATCTTCTACTCTTACAGCAGTTTTTTTATAATCATTTTCTCTATCAGAAAATATACAAGTAGCAACATTATATTTTGTTTTTATATCAGCAAAACTTTCTTTAAAAGAATCTCTTACAATATTTGCCATATTAAAAACTTGTACAGGATCTTCTGGTTTATCTATGTAAAGTTTTATTTTACCTAACCCCCACACAAGATGTCCTCTAAAAGAAGCACATAAAGAATTTAATAAATCAAATGCATTTTCTCTATAAGAATCTATATTAGTACTTATAGCAAATCTTCTACCTACTTTTTCACTATCACCATACTGCTTAACAAAAGCATCACAATACTTTGCACATTCATAAAAAGAAGAAATATCAATATCCTCTTCACTTATACCTAATCCATACCTTGTATTTGTTAATAAATCATAAATTATCCAGGGGGGACTTTCTGTATAAGCAGTAACAAAAGAAGAACCATCCCAAGTTAATGGTTTTTTATCATACTTAGATAACGCCAAATAAGTAGAAGTAACAGCCACAGTTGAAACATTAGTTCTAGCATATAACTTTAATGTTGTATTCGTCCCAGATAAAAGACTTTTATCTACATGATAATATACATAATCATTTTCTCCTTGAGGTTTTAGTGTTCTCTCATATTCACTTACCTTTGTAGAATCGCACCATAATTCTAATTTAGCATATCCATTATCAGTACTTCCATCTGTATAAGCGGTATTCTCTAAAACTATAAATGACCTATCTGTATCTGTTAATCCAGCAGTAGAAGTAGAAATTGTATCTAATAATACATAAGAAGTACTAGATGTACCAACTACAGAAGTAGAACTTACAACATCTTGTAAAGTTTCACCACCATCATTTAATCTATATGTTTCATCATTTTCATCATAATAATAATCTTCATAATAATATGTAGTTCCAGCAGCATCTGTTAGCGCTGGTTGTTTAACCTTTATTCCTTTTATTTCAACTGTAACATTAGGTAAAGTACCACTTAAATTTTCTGTTGGTATAAGTTTTAATCCAAGTAAAGCAGTATTTGGATATTTCAATTTATCATAAGTTATTTCATCTATATTAGAAATAGTAAATGTGCTTATATATCTTGAAGAAGGATCTCCACTAATACGAGCTATTTTCACTTCATATTGAGCAGGCTCTAAATTATCTATAACAAGATCAATAGTATAAGAAGAACTTTTAGCAGAAGTTACTTTAAATATACCATCTTCTCCTAAATATGACCAATCACTATCACCTACTTTTCTATATAAAACAATCATTTCTACAGATGTTGAAGTATTTCCACCATCTTCTCCAACATAAAATAACCCTTGTGGAAATGTAACAGGTATAACTATAGTTTCAACGGCAGTTCCATTTGTCTGTAATTCTGCATAACTAGCGTCATTCGCTTTACAAAAGTCATAAATTTCTTCTGGTGTCAGTGATCTATCTACATGACCCGAAGGTCCTTTATTAAATGTATATACAGATAACCCTTGAACAGAATGTATTTCATTAAACCCATCCATAAAAGGTTGATCTGCTGTACCTTTTCTCACTTCTAACTCACTTACCTCGTTTGTATAATAAGAAATAGGCTGGTCATTTATTAATATAGAGCCTATGTCAACATCTTCAATTTCTCCTTCTGAAAGAGCAATTTGCATATTTAAACTTTTATCATCTTTATCAGATACTGCAACTACCATCTGCTCTGAATATACTTTAAAATCTTTAATAAAAATCTCATCTGGAAAAGAAATATCATTATATTTTGCTCTCATAAAATATATATTAAACAAAAGGCTATTATGATTCCCAGAATAAGGAATATCTATAACAATATCATCAGACCAACAACTTTCTCTCGTACCATTTAAAGAAAGGGCTAATCTTCTTAAAGCTTTATTAAAAATATCTAAATTTATTACTTCAGACCAAGGTGAACCATTATAAAAAAAAGAACTAATACCTTCTTGACATAATAAACAGATACTATACACAGATAGAAAAGCAGTATAATCCTCTCCATATTTTTCTTTAACATAATTAATTACATTCCCACCACTCTCAAATATATCTTGTGCATCTTGATCATATATAACAGAAGAATCATCTTCAATATTAATTCCTAAATAAAGTTCACTTGCTCTCTTCCAAGCATCTCTTGTCTTAGCTATAATTACATATGGCTTTATTTTAAAAGAAATTTTAGATTTTTTAGGAAATCTAGCAGAATACTTATAGATATAATCACTTTTAAATGGTTTTTTTGCTAACTTTATATAAGTAACAAAATTTATAGGATACATATATAAATAATGAGGAAAAGGTGAATAATGATGGTTTTCATAATCTTCAGCAAATTCTGCAGGAGTAACTTTAGTTAAATCATTTGTAGAAACTGAACGCCATCCTCTACCATAAAACTTTAAATGAGAATTCACATAAGCATTAATAAGCTTTCCACCCACCCTGTGTTTACCATAAACAATAGGAACTGGGGTTCCAGCAGAAGTAGATAATTTAATAGGAGAGTCCCAAGAATATTCCGTAGCATACTCATCCATTGAAGGCGGCTTAAAAGAAAGGTATGCTATAACAGAACCAACAACCATCAAAGCAGTTAATATAAAAGCAGTGGCTTGAGCGGCAGCCTCAGTCATTCCTAACCCCACAAAAAAAGCAACCAAATCCCCCAAGACAGGTGAAACATACAAAATATCAGTATCTTTTACATAATTCTTTTTATAGTTCTTAATAGGCTTACCATTAATAACAACAGCTAACTTATCAGGTTTAAAAGGTATAATTTTATCTTTATATAAATATTCTAATACCTCAAAAACACTCACATCTTCTTTCTTAAAGACACTCTTAGGAAACGATATTTCCTTTTTTTCACTCTCAAGAGGATTTGGTCTATATACTATTTTCATTTTACCTTATAATATCCTTTAATATTCAAATCTGTTAATTTTGATACAACTACCCCTGTTCCTCTCATAACATGTAAACATCTATTTTCATCTATAACTATACCTAAATGAGTAGGTGGTAAATTTTTAGTTAAAGAAATTAAAGCAATACAACCTGCTTCTTTTTCACAGGGCTCAACATATTTATAGAACTCATTAACTAATACATATCTGTTGTAAGGTAATAAAGGATCATACTTCCAATCTCTTTTAAAATCAATTTTTTTTACATCTCTTAAAAAAGTTAAAACTAATCCTAAACAATCTATTCCTGACTTATCTCTTCCCATATGTTTAAATGGTGTTCCTAACCACTCTTTAGCAAACTCCTTTACTTTCATTTTTGCCTCTCCTTATATTCTTATAATTCTGCCTTGCGAAGGCATTCCAGGAAATCCACCAAAATTCTCTTCATTACCCAATTCTTTACATCTCTTCAATGTCTTATCACAAAAAGTCTCACTCCCTGTATATCCACAATTCTCGCCTTTAAAAGACCAAGGACATCTATCTCTTAATGTTAATCTACCTATAGTCTTTTTCAAAACATCTAATTTTGTTGATAAATTAAATGTTATTCTATCCGCTGAAGATTCTGATGATTGTACATAATATGTATCTCTAATAGCATGAGAAGGTTCATCTAATAATTCAGGAAAAACAAAAATAAAAGTAACTTTCGCTGCTCTAAACCCATCATACGCTTCTGCATATGCTTGCATTTCTCTATCTACATTTGATATTTCAACAGAAATACTATCAACTTCCCCTGAAGAATTTGATTTTATATTAGGAACACTAATAGGAAATCTTGTATATGTATGCCCATCAAACACAACATCTTCCATATAATTTGTTAAATATAAAGTTACAGTTGTATTTGGTATATCTGTAATTTCATACAACATGATAGGTGCTTCACCTTCTAAAGAATTTTTCAATTCTTCATATGTAGGCATTATCGCACCTCCTGTAATACAACTTGTCCTGTAAATGCTTCAGTAAACATAATACTCCTTGCATAAGAATCATCAAACCTAACTTTATAAACCCTTCCATCAATAGGGCATCTATATCCAAAAGCAGTTGCTGCTCCTTTTTTATTAATAAAGAAAGTTATAAAATCTCCTATATCATCTATAAGTTTTTCTCTTAAATCAAATGTCCATTTATATAAAGGATATTTCCATACATATCTTCTTTGCTCATATCCACTTTCCATCGCCAACTTTAAAGTTGAAAAAGTTATTTCTTCATTTA